TAGATAACGGGGAACTTCGGGTAAGTTCTGAAAGAGTCGATATTGATCCGTTCACCCAACAGGTGCCTGCGGGTGCGTTACCGGTCACTGTTTTTGAAAGATTAGAAAAAAAGAACGATGATCTAAAACAAATTAAAGTGTTGAAACCAGATGTGGTCGAAGAACTAGCAGAAAACTTTTATGCTAAGTTTCGTGAGAGAATTTAATGTCAGAATTCAATACCCGAAGTAAACAACAATGGAGAATCCCGTCTGCAAAAATTACTTCAGACCGTGGGTTAGACCTCAATGTTGAAGACTCAATTATGGAACTGGTGTTGTATGAAAACATCGAGAAACCATATTGTACGGGTCAGGTTGCGATTGCGGTGAATGATGCTTTTGTTGATGAGTTCAACTTCATGGGAACCGAACGACTGACGATCACAATCGACTCACAGTCAAATCAGGGTGACGCTCCCAAGGTTCCGAGTCTGGGACAAAACAATCGGGGTCGGACCTTTGTCATGACCAGCATGGAAAGTGTCATTAAATCAAACGAAGAGGGTACTGGATCCATTTATGTTTTTACCCTGATTGATGAACATGCTATTGCGAGTAAGGTAAAGAAGATAAGTCGCAGTTTTGGGGGCGAACTTCCGTTAGAAATTGAGATGGTTAGACTGGTTAGGGAGTTGGGTAAAGATATCGACTTTGAAATGCGACCATCAAAACAAGGTGTTGGATTCAAAGGATATATTCCATACCTCCACCCATTAGAAGCATCCGAATGGTTAAGAGATAGAATCACGACCGATAACGAAATGCCGATATTCTTGTATGCGTCAATGCATCGAGACAATCTTGTATTGTCATCTCTTGATCGACTTATGTCAAAACAGTCTTTCAATCCAGAGAAGAGAAGACACTATTTTTTCTCAGGTGCAGACACTCAAAAACAAGAATATGAAGAACCGCCCGGATCAGGACTTAATCCGGTTGATCAGAAACAGAGGGCCGTGAAGACATTTCGTGCTGCTAAGATGCAGAACCAGTTTAATATGGCTCTTCAGGGAGGCGCGACTGGTGCTTTGATTGCAACTACCAACTTGAATGGTGAACCAAAAGGTTCCTATATCCAGGCAAGACACCACCCAATCACTCGAACCATCGGATTGATGGAAGACGCGGGAGTAACAAGAGGGGGTCAACAGAATGTGTATGATTCTCAGTTTTCGGTAGAAGGTGCAGGTCCGATGCACGACAATGACGCAGCGATCATACACCAGATCTTATCGGAAAATGTTTATACCAAAGACTGGAAAAGCATTCACTTTGAGTCTGACATTGAAAAACAATTCAGTAAACTGTCTACCAATGCGATGATGGCGATGTTATACAAAAACGCATATGAAGTCACCATTGACGGTTCTTTGTTATTGCGCGAAAAGAAGGGTGTGGGAGACATTGTTTCTATTGATATCATTTCAGATTATCTCAATATCGAAGAGAAAAAATCTCTGGACAAACTAAAGAGTGGGGATTTTCTTATTTTAGGAACAAGACACACATTCAAGGTTCCGAACCATAATGTTGTTCTTACGGTCACCAAATTGTCAAGAGAAGATTGATCATGTCATTCAAACCACGTGCAATACAATCAGAATACTATGGAGACAATGTTCGATGGTTTATCGCAACGGTCATTGATGCGCGTCCTTCGCCTGGACAGGATCTAGAGGGTCGGGTCAAGATTAGAATTCATGGTACAATGTCTCCGTCCAATAAAGACATTCCCCAAGACGATCTACCATGGGCACAAGTCATGTTGCCTACAACCGAAGGCGGGACATCAGGATTAGGCGCAACCCCAAGACTCGAAGCAGGATCCCAAGTCTTTGGATTCTTTATGGATGGTGCTGCTTCTCAGATCCCTATTGTTCTGGGTTCGATTCCTATTTTTGAATACCCTTCTTTGGTTCAACGTGGAATTGATATAGGGAATGATGATGGTGATGATGACCAAGGAAATAATATCGACAAGGTTGCGGTAGATAATGAAAATACCGGAGAGATTGACGGTCGAACGAGGGAAAATCGAATCACCGAAACGGTAAAATATTTTATTGAAGAAGGTTACTCACCCGAAGCCTCAGAAGCAATCGCTGCGACCATTACGGTTTCTTCTGGAATGATAACCGGGACAAGGGGTGAGGTTAGAGGTCTAGGTTCATGGCGTGACGAAGAAATCGAACAACTCAATAACTTTACAGATAATCCGAACAATTTCGATCAACAGGTCGAGTTTATTAATCATCAACTAAATACCTCAAAGAAAGCAACCGGACAAAGACTAAGTTCTTCCAATACTATTAGTGCAAATGATCTGACCGAAAATAACTCGGCAGTGGTCGCAAGTCAAGGATTTGGACTTGAAGGAAGAGAGTCAGAAGTGGTAGAAGAAGCCAACAATCTCGATGACAGACTGGGTGGTGCTGGGTAATGGCGATAACTCGAAATAAAATTAATCTCGACCTTTCAAGAAAAAGGTCTGCAACAAGTCTGATTGAAAAGTCAGACCAAAAGATTAATGAACTAAGAGAAACCAAGTTGGTTAATGATGCGACCGTCTTGGGTCGAGAAGTCGGTCAGACTGCCGGTCCGTTCGAAAGTCTGGAACAAAAACTGGATTTTTCGGGTCAGGTCAACACCACCGGGGACGTGTTAACCCGGTCAATCGATAACCCCTCGACCACTCTTGACGATATCACATTTACACTTCCGAATGATGGTGTTGATGTTGATGCGTTAAACGCGGATATTGATAAACTATCCAACGCTGACTCCGACACTGATTTATCAGGAATGTTCAGTAGTGTTGGTTCTATCGGTGGGGGAGTTGCAGATACCGTGTCGGGTATCATTCGACTGATTACATTATTGGGTGCATTGTCTAAACTTGCTTCGAATGTATCTATCAGTGGTAGTGCGACCGATGCAATCAAATCATCCGCAGACGCGGTCTCCCAAAAGGCTGCAGATCTATCGGGGACACTTAGTGATGCAATGGGCGATCTGAGTGATATTGCGGACGCGGGAAGTTTTAGTGAGTTGGTCGATGCGGGTAAGACATTTGGATCGAGTTTTGGAGATGTTGTTGGTTCCGTGTCCGCATTTACACAATTTAATCCAGAAGCAGGCGCACTCGGTCAGGTACAGAATGCGGTAGGTATTGGTCAAACAGTCGGAGATATCGGTAATGAACTGGGTAATATCAATCAGGGAATCGATAATATATCCAATACGGTCGATAACTTTATTAATAATGGAGTGGGTGCGGTCACTGGTATCATTACAGATGAAACAAAAGACATCTTGTCTTCAGTAAACGATACGTTCATCAAAAGTTCTGGCGGGATTGCACAAAATGTAAACGAGGCATCAAACCAAGAATTTACTAAAAGTGTAATTCAACTTGCGGGTGGCGCCTCGGTCTCTAGAAACTTGGCCAGTAATCTGATGGACAATGTGACCAGCGATGATCCCAAACAAATCGCAACCGCAGCAAAATCAATCACCGAGATTAGTAATCGAACTCCAAAGTCGATGATTCCGATTGTTAAATCTGTAAATCCAAATGAGTATAACTCTTCTCGTGAGTTGTTGGATAACATTATTGATCGCGCAGAACGTCAGAATGTGGATGTTATTGATAGAATCCGTTTTATTGATCAGTTTACTTCGATCGAAAATACTCTTCCAACCCTAGATACAACCGTAAAGAGTACTTTGATTCGTACCGACAATCAGTTCTTTACAGAAAGTGTCAACCTGAAAGATTATGCTGCAAACTATCCCGCAGTAGGAAGTCAAGGTGGCACAACCGGACAAGGAGTTTCGTCTGGCCAAGAAACACCTGAGTTCACTACGATCGACTCTAAAGAAGAACTCAGTCAAGAAATGATGTTAATCAAACGTGGGGTAATTTATCTAACCCTCCATTCGACCCAATCATTTAATAATCAATATCTAACTTCACTTGATATTCATAGGGATCATTTGGAACGTGGATTTGAAGGTATCCAATATCACTATGTAATACGAAAAGACGGAACGGTCGAAAGGGGATTGCCTGCGGACCGTGTTTCTCAGTCATCACCTCGTAATCTTAGAAACTTTACAATCGATATTGCGTTGGTCGGTGGTATCAATGCATCAAGTGGAGTAACGAACCCGGACGAATATAAATCCATCGAGTCATACACGCGCGCGCAGATGGATACACTTGAATCCTTTATTGATGCATTCTATCGTAAATATCCGGGTGGAATTGTTCAGGGTCATAATCAGATTGACCAAGAGGTTGATGATCCAAACTTCGATGTTGCGAAATATATCAGAAATAGGTTTAGTAGATAATGGCAGTAAGAGAGAATCAAAGAGTCGTAGGTGAAAATCCAGAGAGGGATGCTACTGAGGGTGTGCCTCAGTATGGGTTCCAAGATCCCACCGGAGAGTTCCCGCGCAAAAAATACTGGCGTGGATCTTCGATTAACCGTGCTGCACGGGGTGTTGGTAAACCCAATGATTTGACAGTATCCGGAACCTTCAGTCAAATTGACTTAGAACTAGAAGAAACCCAACCTTCGATATATCCCTATAATCAGGTCAAAGAAACCTACTCAGGTCATGTTATCGAATATGATGACACAGCAGGCGGTGAAAGGATTCTGATTAAACATCGCACGGGCGCGGGCGTGGAGATACGTCCGGACGGTACGGTCTACATCAGTTCAGTATCAAACAGCCTACAAACTGTCGGTAAAGACATGAAAGTCATCGTAGAGGGTGATACTAAACTTGCCTACAAGGGTGATGTTGATATGTTTGTTGAAGGAAACTTCAACGTTGATGTTGGAGGCGATTACAACATCAAGACCAAAGGACACAAAAGAGAAAGTGTTGCGAAGAACCACCGGACCAAGGTGTCGGGTGCAAATGAGTTGGTGGTTAAGAAAAGTAATGCAACCAAGGTGGTTGGATCAAATGTCGATGTGTGTTTGGACAATCGCGAAATCTTGACCAAAGGTCAGTTGAATGTTCACACCGATGGTGGAACAGAATTAGTAACAGATGATACTATGTTAATATCCGGTGGAGCAGAAGCAGTAATGGTCTCAAAAACGACCAACATTTCGGGTATCCACACATCGGTTCTTGGTATCACTGGTGTCATCGGTGGAAGTAGTATCGACTATACTGGTAAAAGTTATGCGGGACCACTTGGACCTGTTCCGTTTGCTTCGGGTGCTGCTTTTTATGGTTCGTTCTTAGGACAATCCATTGAAGCACTCGGTGCTTTATCTGCATTTACTGCTGCTTCTGCGGGTACTGCTGCATCTCTTGGACCGGGTGGTGTGGGTTATCCGGTCACTCCTAAGATTACGCCGGTTCCCCCGACCGTCCCGATTGGTCCGACCGCACCTGTGGTTGGTGCGCACCTTGCAGGTGGTCCTTATTCAATCAAGACTGTCACAGTCGATCAGGGTGGTATCTTAAAACAGAAGATCCTTAGATCGGATACCTATGGTGGTGTATTTGAAGACGGAGAACCAACTACCCAAGATTTGAGATCAGGTGTTCGTAATCCTAATAATCGTGATCAATTGTTAGGCAACGGAGTAACAGACGGTTTGATAAGTCGAGAAGGATTCATTGATATCCCGTCCAAACTTGGTCGGACCTCGGGTAAAGATCCATCGTCTGTTTTCGGAACCACCCCGTTGGGTAACACAGTGGATAATGCAGGTAAACTGGTTACACGGGGTGCAGATATCTTTACAAAAGATGATCTCCTAGAAGCAGAAAGAGATAGACTCTCTACTGGCCCTGTACAAACAGGAGAAGATTCAGCATGATATTTCTTCCTAATCCAAAGTATGATCCAAACAATACACCGGGGTCAGAGATTACCTCGCGTCTCCGACTCGGTAAGGGAATTACTATTTCGACCTTCTTGGGTCATGGCGCGCCGGGTCTTGGACACATTGCGACTCCCGAAGAACGGTCTCAACTTGCACGGAATCTTTATCTTCATGCAGAGATGATGAATCATGTCAATGACAATCCATATAAGTTTCAACGCGTAAGGGTCACGGTATCGGAGGGACTTTATGAACCCGGTCCGACCGAGACGCTTGCGGGGGATGCGCTTCTGAAATCGAATGGTCGTGCGGTTGTTTATCAGGTTGTTGATAAGAGGGGTCGAATCGATCACGGATCAACATTTGATGTCGCAAAGTATTGGAAAGACAATACATTTTATGAGAGACTTGTATTGGACTATGACCGATTCAATCCTGATGGTTCATTGACATCACAAATTCTGGTTGAGTTTAAGGATGTGCCTGAGAACTATGATATTGACTATGGGTTAAATATTGAAACTCAGTATAATGGTAAGTTACTTTCTAAGAATGAGTTTATCGAAGTTCTTGAGAATTAGTATAAATAACAGAAGTAAACCCATAAAGAGTTTTTCATGGCAGTAAGACGTTCTCTCTCGATCGAAGACAAGAATCTAAGCAATGTTACGGTTGCTACTACATCGAACCGTAAATATCTTGACTTAGACTTGGCATTCGCACCCAAACCAGTATCGGGAGACATATTCAAGAAGTCAGAAGCGGCTGCGGTCAGACAGGCTGTAAAGAATCTCCTTATGACCAATTATAATGAGAAACCTTTTCAACCTTTTTTTGGTGCAAACTTAAATAATTATCTTTTTGAACTTGCGGACGGAGATAGTCTAGAGTCTGATATTGAAGATGAGATTCGTGTTGCAATTGCAACTTATGAACCTCGGGTAGAACAAAAAAACTTCGATATTCGGGGTGTTGATGATTCATTAAAGATTGATGTAAATTTGTCTCCGGACGCTAACTCGATGACTGTAACGGTTATTTTTAATGTCATCAACTCAGGAGAAAGAGTTGAACTTACGACCACACTCAATAGGTTAAGATAAATGGCAACAACAATTAAATCAACTGCGTTAGACTTTGTTAATATTAAGAACAACCTCAAGTCGTTCTTAGAACAAAAACCAGAGTTTGCAGATTATAACTTTGAAACATCGGGTTTATCTAATCTGTTGGATGTGCTTGCATATAACACACACATTAATGCGTTGACTGCTAACTTTGCGTTGAACGAATCTTTCTTGGGAACCGCACAACTTCGTAGTTCGTTGGTAAGTTTGTCCGAGGGTATCGGATATATCCCGGATTCCAAAACGTCATCCGAGGCCATTGTCAGACTGTCTATGAATCTATCGGGTGTTGGAGACCGAAGACCAACCCTGACCGTACCGTCAGGTCTTCGATTTGAATCCACCGTAGACGATATTAACTATACATTTCAAACCCAAGAAACGATTATTGCATCGGACGATGGGTCTGGATTTTATCGGTTTACCACACTGGACGGGAATCCAGATATTTCAGTATTCGAGGGGACGCCTAAGACCCGAACATTTATTGCGGGAGAGAATGATGAAAATGCGGTCTACATCATCCCTGACGAAAACATGGATATCGATACTGCGGTGGTCCGAGTGTTTGAGAGTCCGACCGCTACTCGGTTTGCGACCTATACAAACATTCTGAGTGCAACTACCATTAATGAACAGTCAACTCTTTATATTCTAAAAGAGACTCCTAATGGTTTTTATGAACTCAGTTTCGGTAATGGTACTACACTGGGTCAAACACCCGAACCGGGTTATCGAATCACAGTCGACTACCTTGCAACAAACGGTGAGTCAGCGGACAATGCGTTGGTTTTTGAACCTCTAGATTCAATCAACGTAAGCGAAACCACCGACCGAACACCTAATGTTTCTACCGTAAATCGTTCAGCAGGCGGCGGAGAAAAAGAAAGTCTGGAATCTATTCGAAAGAATGCGCCTTTCCAATATGCAGCCCAAAACAGAATGGTCACCTATGCGGACTATTCTTCTTTGGTGTTGCGCAACTTTTCTACACTTATCGAAGACATCAAAGCATGGGGCGGAGAAGACAATCTTGAACCAGAGTTTGGGACAGTCTTTATGTCCATCAAGTTTAATGATGATGTTTCAGAATCGCGTCAGACGATTACTAAGGACTCGGTTCGGGATTTAGCAGAACAACTTGCGGTCGCATCATTTGACCTGAAGTTTACGGATCCGGTTGTTACTTTCTTAGAGGTCGAAACCTTCTTCCAGTTCAACCCGAGGTTGACCACCCTTTCTCTCAACACAATCGAAGAACAGGTTCGAAGTACAATCGAGAACTATTTCAATGATTCGGTTGGAGGTTTTGAAGAGTCTTTCCGTAGATCAAATATGTTAACTCTGGTTGATGATGTCAGTCCCGCAGTGCTCTCTTCTCGTGCAGATATTAAGATGCAACAAAGATTGGTTCCGTTTATCAACATCGAGACCGATTATAGTTTTGCATTTCCGGTTTCAATTGCTGCGCCTGATGATGAGACATTTAGAATAACCTCTTCGTCTTTCACTTTCCGTGATCAGACTTGTCAGATAAGAAATGAACTGGGTAGTGTAAAACTTCAGGTCATTAATGTTTCGACCAATCGGCCAGTTGTTGACAATGTCGGTACATATAATCCTACTGCAGGTCGGGTAGACTTGGTTGGACTTGAGGTTGATGCACTTTTAGGTGGTCAGGGTTATATTGCATTGTCGGTAGTACCTGCAAACCAGAGTGCAATCTCTCCGGAACGTGAATATATTTTGGAACAGGACGTACCAAGAAGCACCGCACGAGGTGTCTTAGTCGAAGCATCAAACTAGGATAATAAATGGCACACGCGATAGACAGGTCTCTCGAAGACATCGGAAGAAGAGAACTCAATCTTCAGGAATATGTTCTTGAAGACGCGTTATCTAATTTTATTGTTTCAGAATATCCCAACTTTGTTAATTTTCTGAAAGCCTATTTTGAGTTTGAAGATACAGACGAGTCACCATCTCATCTGATCAAACAATTATTCTATACCCGGGATATTACACAGACCGATATTGATCTTTTGTCTTTTATTGAAGATGAATTACTATTGGGTCAGGCATACTTCGAAGGGTTTCCTGATAAAAGGGAAGCAGCAAAATACTCAAGTACTCTTTACAGATCAAAGGGTACAAAGTATTCGATCCAACAATTTTTCCGCACATTCTTTAATATTGATCCAGATGTTATTTACGGAAAAGACTTGGTGTTTCGGGTCGGGGAAGATGCGATCGGTACAGAGTCCCAAAGATTTATTACCAATGCGGAATTGTATCAACAGTTTGCATTGTTGATTCGCGCAGAATTATCCACCGCAGAGTGGAGAGATGTTTACAAACTCTTTGCACACCCCGCAGGCATGTTTGTTGCGGGCGAGGTGCAAATCGTAACACAAGCAGATCTGGATATTGAAAGACAGCCAGAACCAGGCACATTTGATCCACCACCATTCTTGTTGGAGGGTATTGCAAATGTGAGAGAACCACTTGCAATTACAAGTGCAACCGGACTGTTCGATTTCAATATTCCGGACGGAGAAGGCAAATTGTTCAGAACCACACTTGGAAACAAAACCACATATCCAACAGAACCAGGCAATGACTTCGAAGGTGTCGAAGATGTCACCCTCGAAAGTGCAGCAAGACTCTACAGTAATCTTGGAGAGTTTCTTGAAGCAGACGCACCGACCATGGACGAAGACTTTGACTCGGACGAAAATATTGACTTTGCTGGGTTTGATATCAGTAGTGAAGAAAGAATCGACCAAGGTAAGTTTAGTTGGGTTGATTCTGATGATAGTATCACTAACTTGGACGAACTGTTATAAATACAACTATAATCTTTAGGGTAACTTAAATGACACGACAAGTACTAAATCGAGGTGCGACCGCAAATGACGGGACAGGTGATACCCTCCGTCAAGCCGCACAGAAAATCGAACAAAACTTTGAAGAAATCTACCTCAAACTTGGGGGAGATTCAAATGTTTTGATGCCTTTGGTGTCATTTGACTCAGATGGACTTATCTTTGAAGGATCCAGTGTTGACGGATTTGAGACAAAACTGACTGTTGTTGATCCTGATTCTGATAGAACCGTTACTATTCCGAACCACACTGGAGAAGTTACCCTTAATGATGCGGTCCAAACACTAGAAAATAAAACGATTGCTAGTTCTGGATTGGTCAATCCAGATTTTCTCTCGGATTCGTCTGACACCAATCGATATCGAATGTTGGTGTCGGAACCTGCTGGTGACCGCAATATCACTCTTCCTTTGTTGACAGACAGTGATGAGTTTACCTTTAATGGTCATACACAAACCCTTTCTAACAAAACACTAATCGAACCGTTGTTGACCAATCCACGGATTGGTTCTGAACTTCAAGACAGTAACGGTAATGCATATATTGAGTTTGATAATGTTGCGGGTTCTATCAATCACTTTAAGGTGACCTCTGCTTCTAACGACAATATTCCGGTCATTTCGACCGTGGGTGGTGATGCAGATATCGACCTCGGATTAGAAGCAAAAGGTGAAGGTTCTGTATCGATTCGTTCTCGATTCAAACTCTTTAGTCAAAGACTCACCGCAAACGGTAATGCAAGTCTTGATGTTCCGATGACCCATATCGATATCGGTGGAGCAAGCACCATCAATGTCGCGGATGGAAGTGCAGAGGTCGATGGTGGTCGAGGCGAAATGAAGTATCTTGTCAACACCAATTCGGGTACTGCAACAATCAACTTTGAGACAGGTACTTCACTACATGGCGGAAATCTATCAAGCATTTCTATGCCTACATATTCATCGGTGACATTGTGTTGGGATGGTAGCACATGGGTCATCATAAATAACCAAGGTGCGACAGCGAGTTAATAGGATAATAAAATGTCTGCAGTAATCACAGAAAGATTAAAGAAAAACTTTTTGAAAGACCTTTATGGTAACTTTCAGGATTCGGATAATAACTATTTTGCGGGTATTGGCCGTTCCGAAGACTGGAACGATACGGATACCGTTCCTGAAGGCACTCCGGTCAACAGTCAAAGAGAAGATAGAAACTTTCGACTGGGGTTACAGTCGGTAAAAAATATTACCGATATTTCTTTTGTCGTACCACGAGAGAATTGGTCATCGGGTGCAATTTATTCTGCATTCAATGACAATCAATCGGGTTATCCTAGTAATGCATACTATGTCATGAACGATAACCAACAGGTCTATATGTGTTTACAACAGGGTAGACGAGTTGATGGTGAAATCATTGCGTCTACCGTGCAACCCACCGGGAACACCACCGGCGACCCCTTCGAGACTGCGGACGGATATATCTGGAAATTTTTATATTCAATCGGTGCATTAAAAGCATCCAAGTTCATCTCATCCGCATATATCCCTGTCCAAAAAGTACAGGACAGTGCGAATGCACCGCTTCTTTTGTCAGAAGTCGGAGTTGATTCGGACTCACCTGCGGAAGACGTAGAACAACAGACAGTTCAACAGAATGCTGTACCGGGTCAGATTGTTGGTTACCGGGTCGTGTCAGGAGGCAACGGATTCACTTCAACTCCCACCGCAATTATTGATGGCGATGGTCAAGGTGCACTTGCGGATGTGACTGTTGTTGGCCAACAGGTCACCAAGGTGACAGTAGGAAGAGATGGCGGTGGCGATCTCGCATTTGGTTCAGGATACACCTATGCAGATGTCGAACTCTCGGGTGGCGGTGGATCAGGTGCGGAGGTTGTGCCCATTTTGTCTACCGAGGGTGGACTTGGTCGTGACCCACGAAATGATCTTCGTTCTAGTGCGATCATGTTTAATACTAAGACAGATGGTACAGAAGACGGCGACTTTGTGGTCGATCAAGACTTTCGTCAGTTGGGTCTTCTGAAGAATTTAGAACAAGTAAACAGTCAAGATTTATTTACCGAAAGAACGGGTCGCGCACTCAAAAGACTTGGGTTGACATCAATCACAGACGGACCATTTTTCCGGGATCAGGTGATTCAAGGCGGAACCTCAACTGCAAAAGCGTTTATTGATGACCTTGATTCTGCAAACATCTGGTATCACCAAACAGAATATACTGGATTTGGTGAATTTGATTCGGGAGAAACCATTTCGATTGTAGAGGGCGGTGGTTCGACTACCGCAACAATCGATAAAATCCTTGACGGAGATGTCGATCCCTTTTCTGGTGAACTCCTATATATTGATAACAGAGCACCAGTCATTCGTTCTGCGGATCAAACTGAAGACTTAAAAATTGTAATCCAACTCTAAGGTTTCTTAAAATGACTAAACCATTTACTGAACAAATTTTTAGAACGACCTATAAGGATGACTTTAGGGACAGTGATAACTATCATCGAATCCTTTTTAATAGTGGTCGTGCCCTCCAAGCGCGGGAGTTGACTCAGTTACAAACGATCATCCAAAAAGAAATCGAAAGATTTGGAAGCAACGTCTTCAGAGACGGGGCGCCTGTCAATCCGGGTGGTGTTAAAACCTATAACAAGTTTGAGTTCGTCAAGATCTCTGCGAACACTCCGTTACCTACTGATAAGAGTTTGTTGGAAAATGCAATCTTTACAGGTCAGACATCGGATATTCGATTCAAGATTTTGCGAGCCATCCCCGCAGAGGGCGATGATCCCGAAACAATTTATGTTCAATATTTGGATGGTGGTCAAGAAGAAATTGAGGTTCCTGAAAGAGTAACCCCCGGTGAATCTATTACAGGTCTTGTGGATGGAAACTCTCAGACCTTTGAAGTACAGACCACCAATACCTCATCCAACCCTGCATTTGGTCAGGGATGTGCATTTGAGGTGGGAGAAGGTAGTTTTTATGTTCAAGGACATTTTGTCTTTAATGAACAACAACTGATTATTCTTTCTAAGTACTCTCGTAATTTTACAGGCGAAGTAGGATTCAGAGTTTTACAAGATATCGTCACATCAGACGATGAACCCGCACTCTTTGATAACCAAGGGGTGACACCAAACAGATCGTCACCGGGGGCAGATCGTTACCGGATTCGTCTTGAGTTGGTCAAAAAAGAAGATGTTCTGGAGTCCGAGAACTATGTGACCATTTCGGATGTTTTTAACGGAAGAATTGTTACGAAACCTACTGCTGATCAGGGATTAAACTCTATCCGTGATTTTGTTGCAACCCGCAACAAGGAGATTTCGGGCGACTTTATCAAGAAGTATTTCCGAGCACAGTTTTTCCCAAATGATGACGATACATTCAAGTTGCGGGTCGACCCCGGACTTGCATATATCAATGGGTATAGGGTAGAAAAGAAAAAACCGACCAATCTAGTGGTCGATAGACCAAATCAGACCTTTACCCAAGACAATGATCAGACTCTTGTTGACTATGGAAACTATTTTGTGGTTAGTGGTCAACCCGGGTTTCGGCGGAAAGGGAATGCCTGACTTTGGGTCTTGTGAAGAACTTGAACTTCGGGATGCAGAAGATTATGGTGGTGCATTTATCGGAACCACCAATGTCCGCGCGATTACCGAATGGCAGAACGGACTCTACAAACTTCACGTTTTTAATACAAAGATTACCAAAAAAGGATACTCAACCAGAGATATTAAATCTATTGGTTCAAGTCCAACCACATACTATAATATCTTCAATGTCAACAATCAGACATTGTTTGAGACCAAGGAGAAAAAACTTTTATTTGATACGCCGATTCAAAGACCGGAATCATTTTCAAGTATCTCTTTGACAGGTCAACGTGTCTTTTCAGGCCAACAAGCAAACGGTTCAGGTGTCGTAAGTCTCACCCTAAGTGGCGGAGCAAACGAAGCATTCACCAACACCAACGATTGGGTTATTGCGGATGACTCTGATGCATTTGTGTCAGGTTATTCAATTTCCATCGTTGGCTCACAAAGTGAAACCGCAAATATCACCGGACTGACTCCCGGAGAGTTTTATGATATTGCTGCTTATGTTCGTAAGGGAACCGCAAATATTCGGACCAAGACGTTGACCGAAGAGACCGTGACATCTGCGGTGGAGTCCGATGGTCAGGGTCTTTTGACCATTCCATTAGAAAAGTCTGACATCTACGAAGTATCGCGAATCCGTAAAAATGATTCGGACGGGGAAGATCTGTTTAACTCTTTCATCGTTGACACCGGCGCGAGAGACACTCACTATGATGATGGTGTTCTCATTTACAAAGGCGGCAACCTAGATTCTGCGGACAGTGTTTTTGTAAGATTCAAATACTTTGCACACGGTTCGGGCGATTTCTTTGCGGTCAATTCTTATAACGGTCAGGTCGCATATCGCGATATTCCAGCGCACCGAATGGACAATGGTCGACTGGTTTCGTTAAGAGATGTACTGGATTTCCGTCCGTCTACCGATGGTTTGGGCAACTTTAATACAGTTAACGAGTTACCCCAACCGACCGGACTAGTCGAAGCAGACGCATCATACTATCTTCCAAGACGAGATAAGTTGATTCTTTCTCAGACGGGTGAGTTGCGTTATCTTCAAGGCACACCCTCATTGCAACCTGAGTTCCCAACAACTCCGGTTGATTGTATCGATCTATACAAGTATGAACTGAATGCAAATACTCTTCATACCAAAGACTTGAAGGGTCGTTTACTTCCGATGAAGGGTTACACCATGTCGGATATCAGTAAACTTGAGTCTAAGTTGGACAAAGTGGAAGAGATGGCTACCCTCTCTTTACTTGAATTGTCTACTAAGAATCTTCAGGTTTTGGACTCTTCCGGAATTGACAGAACCAAAGCGGGTTTCTTTGTCGATAACTTTGCGAATCACACATACAGTGATACCAAAAACATTGAGTATCGTGCGTCTATCGATCCGCAGAAAAAGTTCCTGAGACCTTCTCATAAAGATCATAACATTGACCTTTACTACGATTCCGATGATGAAGACAATTTGCAAGTGACCAAGAAAGGCGACTTGGTCATGTTGGATTTCGAAGAGGTCGATTGGTTATCTCAACCATCCGCGTCTCGAACAGAAAACCTCAACCCATTCCATGTCGAGAGACTTATCGGTCAGGTAGAACTTTCACCTTCGACCGACCATTGGAGAGAGACTGAAATCACCGAACCTTTGGTGATTGATCAAGGCACGGTTCTTGACACAAACCAGGCTCTCCTTTGGAACAGTCATGAGTGGAACTGGAGTGGTCGTGACCTGAATGAACTTCAGGTTGGTGCTGTTGTTGGTCAGTCAACTTCATCTAACACAAGTACTACCGCCAACACCAGTGAACCTCGTGTCGTTGGTGAAGAAGTTCGGGTTAATCAGGGAGACTGGGTCGCAACTGGTACGGTGACTGAGAGTGAAATCATTGACACTCAGTCTGACATTGTTTCTCAGGATACAAATGAGATTGTAACGACCGAACTTCTTGATTTGGACTTAGAAGAAAATGATCTTTGGTTTGATGATCGTACCCGGAATATTCGTATTGACAATAGACCGGGTGAAGTTCGGACGATCGATACGATCACCGAAACCACGGTTGAGACAAGAGAGACGGTCGAGACTGTTGATACAACCACATTCGAACAGACCACTACAACCGAGGTAGAAACAGAATTTCAGACCGACACTACCTTTACAACAACAACCGATACAACTACAACAGTCAATCGTGTAGCAAGCGAACACACTATTCGCGAAGTTGTTGGTTCGAGAGTCGTGGATGTTTTGACNATCCCNTGGATGCGTTCAAGNGTCATCTCATTCCAAGCAACAGGTCTAAGACCGAATACTCGTTATTTCCCATTCTTTGATCAGACCTTGGTCGAGACTTTCTGTAAGAACACTTCGGATACTACAGGCTTTGTTAGATTTTCGGATCGTAATCCTGAGTTCCGTAGAACAAGTTTGACACCTGCGACTAGACACAGTGATCTGAATGCGGATAATATTTTACTTTCAGATGCAAATGGTACGGTTCAGGGTGAATTTGAACTACCTAATAATAGTGCGATGAGATTCTCTACTGGTACAAAAGAGTTTGCACTCTTGGATATCAGTAAGTATGATCTTGATAATGCATTGTCTTTCTGTACAAACTTCTATACCTCGACCGGGTTTATTGATGTTGTACAGGAAACAGTTCATAGTACTCGTGTGTTGGAGATTGTTGGTGAACGGTCAACGACATCAAATACTAGTTTCAGAACAGAGTCAACACTTTCTACCGAAGTAACTTCTGACACAACTGTTGCGACAGACGTTCAGGTAGAAACCTCGATAACAGAAAATGTTGATCAGGAAACCACAACAGATGTCAGTACCAGAACCGAAGTAATACCCCCAGCAGCAGTATATACTGACCCTCTCGCACAGACCTTCTCGGTCAATGGTGGAGATGAGAAAAATGGGGTGTTCTTAACCAAGGTCCGAGTTTACTTTGCAACCAAAGATCCGGGGGATGTTCCTTGCAGACTCGAAATTCGACCCACCGTGAATGGTGTGCCAAGTTCGGATGTGGTTGTTCCGGGATCCAAAGTAACTAAGAGTCCTGCTCAGGTTACTGCAATTGATGATGTGGTCGGCACTAATCCGACCATCACTGACATGTTAGAAAACGGTACAGACTTTGAGTTTGAAGAACCCATTTACCTAAGAGGCGCGACCGAATATGCGGTGGTTCTGGTTTCTAGTTCCATGGAGTACAAGGTATTCATCTCACAGGTGACTGACTTTGAACTTGGAACGACCGAACGGAGAATCGCAAAACAACCATATCTTGGTTCATTGTTCAAGTCTCAGAACTCGCGTGTGTGGGAACCATCTCAGGATGAAGACCTTGCATTCCAGATGTATCGTGCAGAGTTTGAAAACGAAGGTAATGTTTTCTTGACCAATGTCAATGCACCACCCGCGATTCTGACAAAGAATCCATTGTATATGGACAGTGCTAGTAATTCGGTCACAGTCTTTAACCGTAACCATGGACTGAGACCGGGTGATGTCACCTTAATTGAAGGTCTTGATTCCGATACGAGATATAATGGAGTTCTTGGATCTTCAATTCTTGGTCAGAGAATCGTAACCGAAGCAGACGGCACAGGTTATCGTTTTGATGCGGATTCTGCTTCTACATCTAGGGGTAGATTTGGTGGCGGAAAGGTCAGAGGTTCTCAGAATATGACATTCGAAACTCTCTATCCGACCATTCAAACTTTGAAACCCGAGAATACTACATTGACATTCTCCGGTAAGTTTACGTCACAATCATCTTTGGTGAATCCATCAGCTGGACGATATAGTCAGGATGCAACGTTCGAACTGATCAAGAACTATGGCAACTATTACTTTGAATCGCCTAAGATGATTGCAAACCCAATCGAAGAGGCGAATGAACTATCGGTATTTGATCGTCCCAAGTCTGCGATTGTTCAGGTTAACCTNACNACATCGGATACTAAGGTATCGCCTGTCATCGACATGCAAAGAGCAGGCCTTGGTCTGATCGGAAACCTGATTGACCAACAAAAGTCAGATACGGACGAAACGTTTGTGTTTGATGCAGACAGTGACCAAGCAACATTCACCGGGACAGATAACTTTGGTAACACATTGAGTTATGGAACCGGAGATAATGATTACATTTCGGTCTATGTTGCAGACTCTAGTGATCCAACACTTGGTTCTTTGATTAACCGTGGTCAGTATGTCGCAACAGATGGTAATAGTTTGGTCTTTAACGATCCGACCCAGATTGACAGTGGCGATGTAGTCACTATTCAAAGTTACCAGATCGGAAGTAGTAACGATAATATTCCGTTATCCTATGTCAGAGAGACCCATCCGTTCTTGGGTTCAAGTCTCGCAAAACATGTGACGATTCCGGTGACTCTGGAGAATGATGGGTTTGGATTGAAGATCATCCTTGCAGCCAACAAACCACCCGAAGCAGACTTTGATGTCTATTACAAAACTGCGGGTGCGGATGATGCATTATCAGCAATCGCATGGACAAAAGCAAACGCGGATGATACCTTACCTTCGGACACTAACCGCACAATTTTCCGAGAGTATCGTTATACAATCGGCGGGTTTGGGGATGAAAATAACCTTAACGGTGCGGAACTACCTGAATTCCGGAAGTTCCAAGTCAAGGTTGTACTGAGATCAACCAACAGTGCGAAAGTCCCGTTGATTCGTGATCTGAGGTGTATTGCACTAACATAAGGATATATGATGAGTAGAAAACTGCGCAAGGTTGAGGGTGTGGATGACTTTTATCGCGATGAGAAGACTGGCGTAATTATCAATATAAATAGTGAAGAGATCCGTGCCTCTCGGAAACGTAGGCGGATGATAAAAGAAAAACAAAAAGAGCAAGATAACCTAAAAGATACTGTAAAAGATCTTCAGGGTGAAATGAAAGAGATTAAGTCTTTGCTCTCCCAACTAGTAGAGAAAAAGTAGATGGCACGTCCAATAACACAGTTAACAGATACGTTCAAGATTTTTAGAGAAAATGTAAATACAATCTCTAACAATGTTGGTGACCCTGATAACCTGACCACTACTCAAGATTCAGATCTTGTCTTTGCGGTCAATGAACTAGACTCTGATCTTCATGGTGCGGGAGGCGGTTCGGTTGCATCTTCTCTTACTGTGTTATCATATTCCAATGGTGCAGTAGAGGGAGGCCTGGTCGGTGCGTTTAATGCGGTCGATGGTTTTATTGGCGCAGACTCTTCTGCATTGACCACTGACTCAAAAACACTGGTTGGTTCTCTTAATGAACTTCACTCTGATGTAATCACCATCGAAGATTCGATTGGTGGGGGTGGTCTTACAACTCTATCACAAACCCTTGTGGGTGCGATTAACGAACATGACAGTGAACTGGGTTCTCTCGCAGAATTGGACTCTGATTATTTTGTCACATTGACCAATCCCAATCCATCAGTCGTTGATGGTCTGAATACTCTGAGTGCAGATGTCATTCAGTTGTTTGATAGTTCAGGTGCGTTGGATGCTCGGATTGGTTCTCTGTCTAACCTCGCAGAATCGTTTGATAGCGCGGGTGCGACTGCAAGTATTGTGGATGCTCTCAATCATTTAGCAAGTAAGATTATTGATATATATGATGAGAATGGCGTTCTACTGAACACATAAAATAGGATTTGGGTTGTTATGCCTCTAGCGAAATCAAAACCGCTCAAGTTGCAGAGTGTTGATCAAGGTGACCTAAAAAGACTCAGTCCCACCGAAGAAAACTATCTCTCATATCTTGTCGGTTTACATCTAATCGAAGATGACAGTGATACTGGTAATATCACTCTCCTTTCGTCAGGCAATAATTCAATAGGGTCGTTTACTGATACCTTTTTTAATCAACCTGATGGGACTCATCCTGCTTCTTCTATTACTTCTGGTACGGTTACGACCGAACTCTATCAGGTCGGTGGACCTGCAGATGAAACCGACTCGGATGTTCGCAGACCCGTAGGGTATTATAACCCACCCACCGATGGTTCAGAAAGTATTGGATCAGAAGGCATCTATGAGATGGCCGATTCTGATTTTAATATTTTGGTAGAAAGAATCAATGGAAGAATTGCACAATCAGACTATCTTGGTCAGTTTCATTTGGGGTCTTCACCACCGAGTGGGGACTATAATGTTTTTATTGGTAATGTTTTTTCGGATACCATCAATGATTCGACCGTAAACAACTTTAATATCTATCGCAGAGAGTCTCAGAGTGCGCCTAACGACATTCTGGANAGTGACTCGAACCCNACATCAATTGTTACGGTAAAACGGTCTAACGGAGATTCTGGCGACTTTGAGGGACTAGAACCAATGACCGAGAGACAGGTCAAGGTGTCGTTAGGTCAAAGAGCAAAAACTCTCCGAGCAGCTCCTGATGGGATTGGATCCTATCAGTTAAGGTCATCGTCTCAAGGCGCACCTCAGTCTGGACTATGGAGAGCAGTCGGAACTGCGACCAATACCAAAAAAGAAACCGATGAGATTTCATACACTCGAAACCGAGTGTCTACATTTACTCGACAACGACCAAGTTCTTTTGTTCGAAACGTAACCGAAGTTCAAGACTTTGCGGGCAACTTTGTCGGTAACTATGCGAGAGATTTTCTTGGTAACTTTGTGGGTAATTATAATCGAGACTTTGTAGGTAACTACATAGGCGACTACACCCGTGATTTTGCGGGTGCATATACTGGCAACTATGCACGTACATTTATTGGTAATTATTCACGGAACTTTCTAGGTAACTTCACGGGTAATTA